ATCCTGACGCATTCACCAAATGAGTGATGATCCCTGGTGAGGCAAGATGAAGAGCAGTGTCGGCCCTGGTCACTCGAAGACGTTGACAAGACCGATCCTCTCAATGGCATGCTTCGGAATGAGAACGATGCCAGTCTGAGGGGACATCTGAACGTTCGCCCGGAACTTCAGGTACTCGCCATCCTCGTCAAGCAGCTCGTAGTTCTGAAGGGTCTGGCCATTGATGACCAGATGGCAGAGCTGGCCAACCTTGAACAGCTTCTTGTCTTCCTTGGCGGGCGGCCCGGCGGGGGCCGCCTTCTTGGCCGGGGGCATGTTAGTCCTTGTCTCCCATGGAGTTGGTGCGGTAGATTCCCTGACGCTGACCATCGTGATTGGAGCGAAGCTCTGCACCGCGCTTGTTCTGCATCACCTGATACAGCTCGGTTTCCAAGACGCCCTTCTCGTTGTTCTCCACGTTGATCGTGGCGCCACCAGGGCCAGGCGCAGCCGGCGGAACGGCCTCAAGGCCGAGTCGGTAGCTCGTGTAGTCCGGAGAGCCGGGAACCTTCGCCGGGTCGTAGATCTGTCCTGCCATTTTTCCTCCGCTACGGGATAAGCTGGAAGTTGGCAGCCGTCGCCACTCCAGAAGTAATGAGGTCTGATCGAACCTGATCATTCACAGTATGTTCGTAACCTCCACGAAAGAAGTGAAGTCCAGTGGAGGGAGCAGGCCAGAAGTTGGGATCCTGCTCATTGGGGTTGGGGGGCAGGTTCACTGCCCCCAGCTCATCGGTGTACGCGTAGAAGCGAATCTCTTCGTACACACCAGGAGAGATCTCCTGAACTGAAATCCCCCGAGGAATACGAAATCTTTCCATCAGGGGATTCCAGGCAAAGGGAGCCTCTTCGACCGTATTGGTGGTGTAGATCCAGTCAGCCATGAGGCTCCCTCTTCTTAGATGGCGTCTACCGAGTCGTAAGCGGAGATGACCCGCCAGGCGGTGCCCGTACTGACGATACGCAGGGCGCCGTACTGGCCAGCCGTACCAACGGCCAGAGTCGTAGCACCGTCAATGGTCTCCGAGCCGGAGCCATCAAGGGTGACGGTCTGCGTTGCGGTGTCATCCCGGATAATGAAGTACGGACGACCCGGCTGAACCGCAGCAACAGCAGGCAGGGTGACCACGACCGGCGCCGCCGGGGCGACGACGGAAAGGATGTAGTCGTTGTCGGTGAGGGTGGTCGAAGCAGCGACCGCCCGGTAGGTCATGGAAGTATTGTCAAGACCAGACACAGATCCTCCTAGTGGGGGAGAAGGGAGGGCACAATAGACTGTCGTTTAAGCTGAGCCTGCGACGGCAATCAGCCCCTCTGATTATCAGGCAGCGTTACGAGCCGAAGAGGTGGACTGAGCCACAATCAGCGACTCGGGACGGTACAGCGACCAACCGGCCACGCCGTACCAGCCAAGCGGCTGGAAGCGGGTCAGCTTGTCAACGACCGGACCGCGAACCGTGTGGAACTCCTCAGCAACCGCCTCAGCGAGAGCCTGCTGACCGGTGAAGTAGGTGTTGAACACGCGGGTCTGCGTGGCACCAGCGCCGGCACCCGACTGCACGTTCTGGCAGCGCGGAGTCTCGATGTAGCAAGCACCCTCGTACTCCCCGATCTCGCCAGCCCAGATGTTGCCGGCAGCCGAGTAGTTGTGCGGGTCACGCCAGGCAGCAGCGCCAGTTTCCGCCCGAAGGTCAAGGCTGACCTGGGGGTGGATGTACGCGGTGTAGTAGCTACCCTTGTTCGGGTGGACCTTGTTCGTCCGGAGCTGGGCCGTCGCAAGACGGGCCATGCCAGAGATGAAGGTCGAGTCCGAGTCGATGGCGGTAAGCGCAATCGGGTTGGTCGGCGTGGTGCCGAAACCATAGCCGATGACGCCAGCACCACTGGTGCGGATGGTCTGGGTACCGGCAGCCAGGACGTTCTGAACCAGGAGATCGACAGAGTCAATCAGGTTCCACGCCACCTGGTTAACCAGGCCGGCAGTGACGTCCGTGAAGCTGAACAGATCCAGCTTGTTGGAAACCAGGATGGAGTTACCGTACTCATTCAGAGTGACGGAAACGGTGGTCGGCTGGCCGGCCGCAACGGCGTCCGGGTCAACCAGTTCGTTCAGAGGCGTGATCGCCTGGGCCAGGTCCTGGTACAGTTCGAAGACAACCGAAGAACCGGGCATAGCCTGCTGAACCGGTCGCTTGTCAGCGACCATGCGGAACATCGGCTGAGCACGCAGAGCAAACTCAAGAGCACGGTCATACGTGGTCTGAACGAGATTGCTCATTGCGGCAGTGCCGGTAAAGGCGTTAGCCATTACATCTCCTTGGGATATTAGCCCCCATTCAGAAGCCGCTGATTGGCGGCGATAAGGGCATTAAGGTCAGTAGCGTCGTTTACCGCAGCGAAAGCGGCATCCATACCGCTAAGAGGCTGGCCGTCTGAGCCAGCCTCACTCATCCGCCGGTACTGGTCCTGAACTTCGGGAGCCAATCCCTGCGACTGCGGTTCGGGGTTTCCCCCAGAGGCGTTGCCAGTACCGAAGACGGACTGCATGGTTTCAACCCATGCCTTGACCTTCTCCGGGTCGGGCTCTCCCTGATAGACCGAAGCGGCCTGGGGAACGCCCAAGGAGTCGAAAGTAGCGGCGAGCTTCTGACTGCGTAGATCCTTCTGAATCTCGGCCAAAGACTCCCGAAGGGATTCGTTCTGCGCCTTCATCGCTGCGTAAGCGTCTCGTAGAGCCTTCGGGCCACCGTCCTGGTCATTGCCCAGCTCCGAGCCGCTGCCGCCGTTTTCATAACCCCATGCGTCAACCATGTGACTTCCTCCCAATTGATTTGAGGCCAGGCTTCAGCATCGGGGGATCGCTGAAGTCGCTCCTCGGTTGATGTCGGGCTTGAAATACATCATCAGAATGCCGACTGGTTCTGTGACGGTGGCGGGATCGGGACTCGAACCCGAAGTGCTGGCTCATGACGCCAGAGTGTTACCGTTACACTATCCCGCTAGGGCGAGCGCCCTAAAAGCGCTCGCTGTTACATCTGAGTTGTGTTCTCCCAGAGAACCTTGCCACACTTGCGATCTTTGCAGTATTCGAAGACAACGGCATAAACCTTACCGTTCATCTTCTGCTTCTGCGATCCAAGCTTTGTGCTACTGTGAGAACACTGCGCCTGGTATTCCTCACGGGTCATTTTCAACGGGCACCACCAGCCTGACTCAAGCCACCACGGGCGGCGCCGGTTGCGCCGCCGAATGAGCCTGCCTCTTGGGCAAGCAACCTTGTGCGCAACTGAGTGGCTCCAGCTTCACCCTCAAAGACAACCTGCTCCGACTGGCGCTGGGCCCAGTTGGATCCGTAGATCTGACCAAGGGCCCTCAGGGCGTCGAGCTCGTTGCGGATGGTGGAGTAGCCCTGCGAGGCTTCCTCTGCTCCGATACCCTGGAGTGCGAGGTTCTCGGAGTACGCCTTGTCGAAGGTGAGTCCTCGCTGTAGCGCCTCAGCCCCGACCGCCGCAGTGGCGGCGCTCTTCTGAAGTTCGGGGAGTGCCCTGTTCTCGTCCAGGAAGTACGCCGTAAGCTGGGTCTCGGGGATGCCCATGGCCTTAAGGGCGTTCCTGAACTCAGGGGGAGAGAGGGCGACAGCCTGTGAAGCCAGATCAACCCTGCTCTGCCACTCAGTAGGGCTTACGTTCTTCCCGATCAATTCCCTAAAGTCTGCGGGGTTGTCGTAGAATCCTTGAGGGAGACCGGCAGATTCGGCGATCTGCCGGTAGCTTGCTTCTACCGAAAGATACTCTGCGGGGGAAAGGACAGGAAGGCCGCGCTGCTGACGAAGCTCGTTCCCAGCAAACCTCTCCTTGTACTCCGGAGTGTCCTGCAAGGAGATGCTGATCGTGTCGGGAGAATACCCATTCTTGACGTAGCCGTAGATCTTGCCGGCCAGAGAGCCGAGACCGAACGAGCTGAACAGGGAGCTAATCGCCGCGTAGGCATCTCGGTTCGCACCGGACAGCAGCTTGTCATACTGCCCTGACAACTCCCACACCTTGTTCTGTGCGGAAGCCTTTCGAGTGTTGGCTGCCGATAGGCCCTTCTGGGCGTTCTTCAAGTTGTTCTGAAGGCGAGTCTTGGTCGAACCCTTGGCCTTCTTGATCTGAGCCTGGAGGGTCTTGATCTGACTGTTCCATGCGTTCACATGGTAGGTCTGATTGTCGAGATTCCTACGCTCGGCCGCTAGTGCGGCCGAGTTGTCCACAGGAACAATGTTTACCTTCTGCTGCCACCGGGACGGCACGTACTGTGCTGGCGTCGTCATTTACGTACCTCCTAGTAGGTAAACCCGAAGTCGGACAAGACCTGGTGACCGACCTGCATGAGTGAATCCTGAGCGTTCTTCGTCTTCTTCCAGCGAGGGTCGCTGCGAAGCTCGGTCTCGAACTGCCACAGGGGCTTGGCTTCCTGTTGCATGGTTGTTGGGTTCTTGTACTGCATGGCCTTCTTGATCAGGGGATCAAAGAGGTTAGCCTCCCCTTGAGGGAGTTCGAGGATCTGCGCCATGCTGGACATGTAAGGTGCGGCAAGGTCCGACACGGTCTTGCCGGCATCAATCTCCTTCGACCAGAAGGAATATTGGGCCTTGGCTTGCCGGCGAGAGGCATCCTTAAATTCGTCAATGGTGGCTATGCCTCGGATGATTCGCCTTACCGCATCGGAGTACTGATCTCCGGTCCAGGTAACGCCCATGTCGTAGGCGAACGAACGAAGCTCTTCTTGATACTCAGCACCCTCACCCTCTCTGACCGAATCGGAGAAATAGACGTACTTGCCCATCTCATACCGGAGCTGGGCTTCACTCCAGCCCTTGGCCGCGACGTTGTATGCCCAGGTTTGCATACGCTTGAGCTGGGTGGAGTTCTCTCGGATGCCAAGCTTGTTTGCCAGTTGGCGTACCTGGAGGTACGCCTTGTCGAGATCCTGCTTGGCGGTCTTGGGATCTCCGTACCGCTTGATCAGGTAGTCTCGTTCGGACTTGCTGTGAGTCTTGAACCACTTGGTGTCTCGAAGCTCAGCCTGGAACTTGGAGGCGGTCCATTGGTTATCTACGGCCTTGTTGAACAGGCTCTTGAGTTCCCTATTGGAATTCATCAGCGATTCAACGAAGCCGTACTGTTCCGCCAGTTCGTCTCTAGCCATCGTCCTTTCCTCCGCGCCTCCACCTGGAACGGTGGGAGTGATGCCTTCCGTAGGCGTTGAAGGCATTCCTCCGGCACGCCTGATGACTTGATCCACGTAGTCTTTGATGGAGGGTCCACCCGACTGAGGGCGAGTGGACATGTCCAGATTGGGGTTGCCCGAGTACCAGGCGGAAGCGGCCCCCCTGGGGCCGTACTTCTTGTAATAGGACTTAAGGACGCCCCTCGCAACGGCTTCCTGCGCTTGTGGGTTGTTCAGGAATTGCTGTGGAGTGAGAGAGCGCCCGTAGTATGTCCTGGTCCAGGATGGGACATTGTTCCCCATCACCTGATACTTGCCGTAGGCTCGATCTCCACGGACTTCTACGCCTACGGCGTTGTAACGACCGCCAGACTCTTGTTCGGCGATAGCCCTGAAGAACTGCTCGAACGAGACGTCTGCCACCGTTTACCCCTGTTCGCCCCCCAAGAGGCCAAAGTCTCCAAGAACCCTGTTGGCAACAATCTCTACGTTGTTCAGGGCTAGGTCAGTTTGTT